TTCCGGTGGCGCCGCCGCCCTCCACCGACCGTGAGAACCTCCAATGAAGCATCCATGGAGAAACTCCTTCCCGTTCGCCAATAAAGGAGCCGATCTCAGATCACACCGCGAACCGAAAGGTGGGGGGACAACAGCGGTTACGTTTGACCTGCGGCACCAGCAAGAAGATCGGCGCGGTGACCTGGTTGCGGCCGGTCTTCGAGCGCGAGGCGACCGCCTGGCCGCGTTTGTTGATGCGGGCCTCGTCGGCAACGAGCAGGCTCGGCCCCCGGCGGCGGTAGACGAAGCGCAGGCGCAGGCCACGGCGGCGCTCCCATTCGCCGGGGGTGAGCTTGGCGCCTCGGAGACCACGGCCAGCGGCCTCGGTCGGGATCGCCAGCCAAAACCCGTCCTTCGAGCGGATCAGCGGGCCGGTGTCGTGGGCGCCGACGATGACGGGTGCCTTGGACCAGACGAGTGCGGCGGCGTTCAGGCTCTCGCCCGCCTTCGGGTAGGTCTGGCTCCGGATCGAGTTGGCGAGCCGTCGGCCGAGCCCCGCGCCGGTGATCTGGCCGCGCCAGGCGGTCTTGAGCCCGGTGCCGGCCTCGCGCATGGCGGCGGTGACGGCCTTCTCGCCGGCCTTCACCTCTGCGGCCATGGCGGCCACGAGATCGGGGGTGATGTCGAGCTTCAGCTTCATCGCTGTCAGGCTGGGCGCAGGTCCACGGTCCAGACGAGCCGCTCGCGGTCGCGGACGGGCTCGCCCTGGATGAGGAAGGCTTCGCCGTCGATCTCGATCCGGTCGCCTGGGCGCGGGCTCGACACCTCGGCGAGGCGCAGATCCAGCCGGGTGGTCTCCGACCAGATGCGCGCCTCGCCGAAGCCGGTGACATCGTCCGGCCGTCGCAGGATCGCGCGCACCAGCGACGGTGCGCCGCCCTCGGCGGTGTAGACGACATCGAGCGCGAGATGCGCGTCCGCGAAGAGCGCGTCGAGGGCGGCGGCGAAGGCGGTCATCAGGTTCGCCGTGCCGAGCGGAGCACCTGCGGCCGGGTGCAGATCGGGAGCGGGTTGCTCTCGATCTCGAGCCGCACCCATTCGTCGCGATCCCGGTCGGGGATGGTGCGTGCGTAAAGCGGCTGGCCGAGGGTGTTCACCGTCTCGAAGGTGTCTGCCGGAGCGTAGTAGATCTCGAAGAGCCCCTCGATGCCTTCGGGATAGAAGAAGGCCTTGTCGGTGGGCACCGTGAAGCCCACCCCACCGCGGTAACGGCGGAAGGTGATACCCCCGAAGCTCACCTCGTCGGCCACGCGGCCCCGCAGGTCGGCTGCCGCGGCAGTGTTGAGGTAGGTCTCCCGCACCTCCTTGTGGGCCACGAGATCGGCGAAGAAGGCCGAGCCGCATTCCGCGCGGACCTGCACGGCGCCGGCCGAGAGCCCGCCCATCGAGTCCTCGACGCTCTCGATGAGCGCCTGGCAGCGCTTGCGGAGCGCGCCTGAGGCCGGGCTCGCATTGTCGAGGTCGAAGTCGATCTCGGCCGCGGGCGTGATGCCGAACTCGGTGAAGTAATTCACGACCGTGGCGTGGTCCTTCGGGTCCTTCACCAGCCCCTGGATGCCGTTCAGCAGGTGGTATTCGAAGGTGGTCTCGGCGTCCTGGCGGAGCTTCCTGAGCCGGTAGGCGACCTCGGTCTGCACCTGCTGGGCGGCGCTTTCCGAGCCGAAGTCGCGGACGGACTGGATCTCGGAGGCCCAGAGCACGTCCTGCTTCTTGAACTGACGGCAGACGAAGGCGCGCATCTCGCGCCGGTCGGGAACCTGCTGCTCATATGCCGAGCCGCGCTCCGAGAACGGGATCAGCGACAGCGTGCCGTCGCGGCTCTCGATCACGACGGTGCGGGCGCGCACGCCGCGCGGGCTGAAGAGGGCCGAGCCCGAGAGCAGCGCGGGCTTGTAGGGGATGTTCTCGAGCGCGCGCGTGAGCTCGACGATTGTGAAGGCATCGCCTTCGAAGATGTCCATGGTGGCCATGAGGATGCCTCCTGTCGTGAGCGCGCCCAGCAAAAGTGGACGCCGGTTTTGCGTCCGGGCGCGCGTAGAAAAGGGGATTGCGTCAGCGGACGAGGATGCCCGCGGCGAGGAGTGCCGTGTGCGCGGCCGCGATCTCGCCCTCGCTGGGTGTGCCCGCGAACACGAGGTCGTGGCGGTTGACGATGGCGGGGCCGCGGACGATGGCTACGGCCGGCGCGTCGCCCGCGCTCGCATCCGCCTTGCCCCAGAGCACGGCAACGGCGGTCTCGGTGCCGTCGACGGCGGCCGGGTCGTGGGCGGCGTATTTGCCCGAGGCGGTGATCTTGCCGAGCACGGTGCCGGGTTCGAGCGTGCCCGCGGCGATGGTGATCGTCTCGCGGGTGTAGTCGCGGAAGGATTCCCAGACGAGGAAGCCGCCGGGGTGCGTGCCTTCGACCAGCGTGGTCATGGTGTCATCCTTTCAGCTTGAAGGTGCGGGCGACGATCTCGCCCCAGGGGCGCGCGGCGGAGGACCGGCCGGGCTGCGGGTGATGGGGCGCGATCTCGGGCTCGGCCTCGGCCTTGGCAGCAAGGAGCGCGGCGCGCACCTCGTCGAGGCTGGCGTTCTCTTCGAGGAACTTGCCGGCCATCTGCGGCTGGCCTGCGAGGCGGCAGAGATCGATGACGGCTCGGGCATGGCCGATGGCCTCGGCCCGGATCGCGGCAGGATCCGGCGGTGTGCCGCTCGGCGGCGGAGTTTCGGCGGGCGTCTGTGAGGTATCGAGAGCGTCAGACTGATAGTCCTCAGCGTCCGCGAGCTCACCTCCTTCGGTAGCCTCGTCGGTGGCCTCGTTGTTCGCGCGGACCGCCGCTTCCTCGGGCTCCGGCTCGGCTTCGATGGTCTCGACCAGCACCGGCGGTGCGTTGCGGAAGCGCCCGATGTCGAAGCGCGCGGCGATCCGGACGGGCTCAATAAACCGGTCGGCGAAGCCCTGCGCCACGGCATCCGCGGCGTCGAACCAGGTCTCGGCCGCCATGAGCGCGGAGACCTCCTCCGGCGTCCGGCCGGATTTCGCTGCGTAGCCGGAGACGAGGCTGCCCTTCACCTTGTCGAGCGCCTCGGCCATGGCGCGCATGTCCTCGGCCGTGCCCATCACGAGGCCGGCGGGATCGTGGATCATCAGGAAGGCGTTCTCGGGCATGACGATTTCGTCGCCCGCCATGGCGATGTAGGAGGCGCCGAGGCGGCGATGCCGTCGATCCAGACAGTGACCGGGCTTTCGTGGCGCTTGATCGCGTTGTGGATCGCGACCGCGTCGAAGACCGAGCCGCCGGGACTGTTCAGCCGCAGATCGACGGGCGTGCCCTCGGGCAGCGCGCCCAGTTCGGCGAGAAGACCCCTCGCCGAGACCCCGTAGGCGCCGATCTCGTCATAGATCGCCACTTCCGCACCGGTCCCCCGGGCGCGGATCGCATACCAGCTTGCCATGTCGTCACTCCTGTTCGGTGGCCGGATCGGCCGCCGCCGCGCCGGCGTCCGGTCTGTCGCCTGCGCCATCAGCGGGCTCGGGCCTTTTTGCCGGCGTTGCCCGTGCGCCCTGCGTCTCTCCGGGGCTCGTGCGGTAGCGCAGGCCGAGCCCCGTCGCGCGCGCGGCGTCGGCGGCGTTCTCCCGGTCGACTTCCTCGATGTCGTAGCCCGTGGCCTCGACCACCTTGCGCCGCGAGGTGATGCCGGCCTCCATCGCCAGCACCTGTGCCTGGATGTCCTTCAGCGGGTCGACCCAGTCCCAGCGCGGCGGGATCCATTGCACCGGCCGCACCTCGGCCGGATCGGCGTCGAGCGCGCCCGACAGCACCGCCGTCTCCAGCCAGCGCAGCCAGACCGCGCGGCAGAACTGGTGCACGATGACGCCATGCTGCAGCTGGCCGATGCGGCGCCGGAACTCGACGAGCTCCGCCCTGAGGCTCGAGTAATTCGCCTGCCGGACATCGCCGGTGACGAGGTGATAGGGCAGCCCCAGCGAGGCCGCGACCGAGAGCAGCGTCCGATACTGGAATGCCTCGTAGCTGCTGCCGACATCGGCCGGCGACGAGAACTTCACGTCCTCGCCGGGCAGAAGCACCTGCATCGTGCCGGGCTCGAGGCTCGCGATGGCCGCGCCGTCGAGATCCGCCTCCGCCTCGCCCATCATGGGCTCTTCCGGCGCGGTCTTGGTGATGAAGCCCGCGAACATCGCCGCGGTCTTCTTCCTGTCGAGCTCGGCGTCGTCGTACTGGTCGAGCAGGAACAGCCGCACCATGGCTGGCGCGACATGCGGCAGCCCCCGGATCTGGCCCGCGTCGATCGGCCGGTAGATATGCAGCACGTCCGCCGCGGGCACGCGCACCGTCTCCGGGATCACCGCCCCCTGATCCGTGCTGTCGCCCGGATGGCGCCGGCGGAAGTGGTAGGCCACGCGTCGGCCGATGGCGTCGAACTCGATCCCGCAGCGGATGCGGTTGCCGTTGGCCGCGGTCTCCGTCTTTTCGAAGGGCAGCATTTCCGACTGGAGAAGCTGCAGTTGCAGCGGCACCAGCAGCCCGTCCTCGGCCCGGCGCGGACGCAGCCGAACGAAGCATTCGCCCGCCACGAACATCTCCCGCGCGGCCATGGCCTGGAGGCCGTAGAAGTCGGTCAGCCCTTCGGCGTCGGCCTCGTCTGTCCAGGCGAGCCAGAGCCGCTGGACTCGGTCGCGCAGATCAGAGTCTCCGATGAGCGAGGACGGCTTGATGCCGTCGCCGACGAGGTTCGCGGCGAAGGCCTCGCAAGCATTGGCGGCATATCCGTTCGTCACCACCAGTTCGCGGGACCGCGCCAGCAGACGCGGGCCGCCCGAGGCGACCAGCGCGTTGATGTTCTCGAGCGGCGGGTTCCAGCCGCGCAGCCGGCGCTTCGCCATGGCGCCTTCGAGACGGGCGCGCATGGCTGACGGGCCGCCGGTGGGCCGGCGGCGAAAGCGGTCGAAGAGGCCCATGGGGTCAGAGCCCCTTCGCCGTCGTCACACGCACATGCCGGACGATCCTGCGCCCCTCGGCAATGGCGATCTCGCGATCCAGCGCCTCGATGGCCCGGTCGATCTCGGCGACACTGCGATAGTCCACGGTCTTGCCGTCATAGCTGACCCGCGCCACGCCCGAGGACCGCTGCGCGGTCAGCGCATCGCGGCGGGCGCGGAGCTCTGCGGCCGTGGCCATGGATCACCTCATGTAGCTCGAGCGCACCGTGCGCCGGCGCGGCATTGGTCGTGTCGGGACGGATGGCGCCGTTGCCGCACCGGCCTCGGGCCCGTCAGACTTCGCCACCCCAAGCTGGGCCTCCAGATCGGCCCAGCGTGCTTCGGGCCAGCGATCGGCACCGGCAATCCACGCCGCCGCGCGGGCATAGACCCGTGTGTCCAACGCTTCGTTGCGCTCGCGAAGCTTCTGCCATTCGAGCCGTGCGAAGCCGCGTTTCGTGCGGACCGTCACCAGCTGCTCGGCGGTCAGCTGCTTCAGCCATTCGCCGTCCGCCCAGTCCGGCAGGTGGATCGTGCCGGGCGGACACAGCGCGCCCGCCGCCTCTTCTTCCCTCGTCGGCCGGTCCTGCCGCAGGAAGCGATAGGTCTCGGCCTTGAAGGTCGAGGTTGCCACGGTCCAGAGCCGGGCCCCACGCCGCAGCCGTTTCCCTGCGAGGGTCGCGTCCACATAGGTCGGCCCAGTCACTGGGCTCGTCCGGGTGAACCCCTCGACGCCCTTCACCGGCGCCACCTGCGCAAAGCCCACCTGGCGCGACCAGGCATAGACCGCGCTGGTCTCGTAGCCGGTGTCGATCGCGAGCCGGGCAAGCGCCATCGGCTGACCCGAGGCATGCGTCCACGTCCGACCCAGCAGGTCGGTCAGCTGCTGCCAGCAGGCCGGATCGCCGGGGCCGCCTTCGAGCACGAGGTGATCGACGAGCCAGCTTTCGAGACCCCGGCCCCAGGCCCAGACATCGACCTCAATCCTGTCCTTCTGCACGTCGGCGCCTGCGGTCAGGAACAGCCCGCGCTCGGGCACCGTACCTGGAGCCCATGCCTCGCGCCGGTCCGCCAGCCGCTGCCAGTCGGGCGCCTCGCCGGTCTCCATCCAGGTCTCGCCGAGGATGGTGTTCCGGAACGCCCGCATCGCCTCGTCGCTGCCCCGTGCCGCCTCGTGCGCCCGCGCGATCCGCTGCCAGCTGAGCCAGCCAACCGGCGAATTGAGCGCCGACAGGTTATAGCCGACCGTGGTCGGATCGGTGGCGGTGGCGGTCGCCCGCCACTCGCCGCGCTCGAGCATCCTCGTCTTGTGGTGCTCGGCGATGGGCCGCTCGCAGCCCTCGCAGAGATACTCGGCCGTCTCCGGCCGCCCCTTCTCCCAGCGCAGCCGCTCGAACCTCAGCCATTGCATCGCGTCGCAATGCGGGCACGGCACGAAGTACCGGCGCTGGTCGGAGGCCTCGAACTCCCGCTCGATCCGGCTCAGACCCCGGATGGTCGGCGTCGAGACCAGGAACACCTTGCGCCGATGGGCGAAGGTCAACGACCGGGCCTCAGCCAGCGTGACCGGATCGCCTTCCTCGTCGGCGGACGCCGGATAGGCATCGACCTCGTCGAGGAAGATGTAGCGCGCCGGCGTCGAGCGCAGCCCGACCGCCGAGTTCGCCCCCGTCATGATCAGGATGCCGCCCGCGAATTCCTTTGACAGCATCGTGTTGCCCGCGTCGCGGGATCTTGCAGGCTTCACCCGCTCCCGCAGGTCCGGGCTCTCGTCGATCAGCGGGTCGATCCGCTGGCGCGAGTTGCGCTTCGCCAGCTCCACCGTCGGCTGGACCGCCAGCATCGGCCCCGGCGCCTGATGGATCACGAAGCCGATCCAGTTGTTCCCGGCCTCGGTCGCGCCGACCTGCGCGGCCTTCATGAACACGATCCGCTGCGAGGGATCGCCCGGCGAGAGTCGGTCCATGATCTCGCGCATGTAAGGCGTGCGTGCGGTCCGGTACTGCCCCGGCTCGGCCGAGGCGCGCGAGGCGAGTTTCCGGTGGCGGTCCGCCCAGCTCGAGACGGTCAGATCCGGGTCTGGACGCAGCCCCCGCGACCAGGCGCGGATCAGCGCGGCGGCGCCGTCGAACCCGAAGAGATCGTCATCCAAGCCCGGGCCGGATCTCCGCGAGGCTGTCGAGCTGGGCGCGGACATGGGCCTCCAGAACCTTCTGCATCAGCGCCGCTTCCACCTCGTACGCCTCCCCCAGCGCCGCGGTGAGTTCCGAGGCCATCAGCGCGGCGACCCGCGCCGGCCAGGTCACCCACGCGTCGCGCTCGTCGCGCGCGAGCCGGAACATCAGCGTCTCCGCCCGGGCACGATCGACCAGTTCCCCCTTCAGCTTCTGGAGCCGGATACGCCGCTCCTGCGCCTTGAGCACCTCGTTCGCGGTCTTGGCCTGCAGGAAGGTCGTAGCGCCGCCAACGGCCGGGGCGGACAGCCCCTGTTCTCTTAACGTGTCGCCCACGGCAGCGACGGCGGCCTCGGGCACGGGTTTAAGCTTCGGCGCGGGCGGCTTGCGGGTCTTCGACGGGTCCGTCGTCTCGGCCCTGAACCTGTCGGAAGCCGCCGCGTCGATGCTGCCATCTTCATGTAGCACGAGCCGGCCGGCGGCCTTCGCCTTCTGGATCGCGCCGCGCGACAGCCCGACATGGGCGGCATACTGGCGCTCGCTCATGCCCTGCATCGCTAGCCCCGATTATCATTCAAAGTCCGGCGCTTATGTCGTTGATAAGCCTCGCGGACAGAGCGAACGTCCATCCCACGACGACGATGCAACTCACCACGGAGCCACCACGATGACCACGCGACTGAACCCGATCACGACCCCGCGCCACGAACTCCACGCCGAGAAGGCGCGCCGGAACAGGGAAGCGGCCCTGAACGCCTTCATCGGCAAGAAAGCCGAGATCGACGAGATGCTCGCCCGCCTGCAGGCGCTCAGCGACGACCATTTCAACTGCCACCCCGACGAGGTGGGCTGGGCCATGGTTGGCACCCTAGAACACTACGCCAGCCTCCTGAAGCGCATCACAGACAGCGCCTTCGGCGAGGGCGAACACGCCCGCTGATCTCCGGCACCGCCGGAACTCCTGCCGCGCCGACGCGCGGCTCGGGGTCGTAGAAGGCGCCGCATGTCACGGGCCCGAACACGGAGACGACCCCATGACCAAGCTTTCCGATACCCAGCTCGTGATCCTCAGCGCGGCTGCTCAGCGCGAAGACCGCAACGTCCTGCCACTCCCCGGCTCGCTCCGCGGCGGCGCCGCCGCAAAGGTGGTCGGCGCGTTGCTGAAGCGCGGGCTGATCGCCGAGACGGCGACTGACAACCAGACCAAGGCCGATGCCGCGCTCAACCGCATCTGGCGCAACGACGAGGACGGGCGCGCCATTCTCCTGCACATCACCGACGCGGGCCTCGCCGCCATTAGCGTCGAGCCGGAGAGCGGCGACAGCGCGCCCACAGGCGCCGACGAGGCGCCGAGTGCAGAGCCCCCGCAGGGGGCTCCCGCCGACGCCGACCCCGCGCCCAAGGCACGCACACCGCGCACGGGCACCAAGCAGGCGAAACTGATCGAGATGCTCCGCGCGGACGGCGGCGCGACCATCGAAGAGATCGTCGCCGAAACGGGATGGCAGCCGCACACGGTCCGAGGCGCCTTCGCCGGGGCGCTCAAGAAGAAGCTTGGGCTCGAAGTGACCTCCGAGAAGGTCGAGGGCCGCGGGCGGGTCTACAGCTTACCGCGCGACTGACGCCTCCCGCGGCACCGAACTCCATGCCGCCGCCCAACGCTGGGTGGCGGTCCTTCATTCCAAGCTCCGGATCCGGATCGCCTCGAACAGCCGTCGCAGGAGGTAACCGCGCGCCAGAGAAACCCCGACGAAGGCGAGGCCGATGCTGAGATGCTCCGCGAGACCCGTCTCGATCCCGAACCACGGGAACACGACGATCTGCGTGGCGATGGCAAGAACGTAACCGACGACGACGTTTGCTGCGGCCTCGACCATCGACATGGTGCGGCTCTGCTTCATCGCAGGCTCTCCATGAATGCCATCACGAACTCCGCCGCGAGCGGCGGCACGATCGCATTGCCGTAGCCCCGCAGAAGCCCCATGCGGCCGGATATCCCATCAGCCAGCGGGAATGTTCCGGGTTCAACGGGCCTCCAGCAGCCATCGCGGCAGAGGAGCCAGTCCGGATCTCGCCAGACGCCGTCCGTCGCATCGGTCCCGGCGGGGTCGGCTCCTTCGACCAATCCACCAGCTTCACCGTCCTGCGGCTCGCATCGGTGTTGCCCGCCGCGTTGTACGCAGCCGTCGCGGGCGAGCCCGCCATTGACGTCGGCCAGCCCGCCAGCCAGACCTGCCGGCCGAGCAGCGCGTTGATCGGCACCGCCCGGCATTCCGATCCGTCCTTGTGATCCCGCGCCGAGGCTGTCGCCCAGCCTGCCCAGCTCCAGGGCGACAGCGCCGAAGAACAGCCGCTGACGGATGTGCGGCGCGCCGATGCCCGCAGCCGGTAGATCGGCCGCCGCGACGGCGTAAGATGCCGCTTCCAGGTCAGTCGCCAGAGCGTCGAACCACGCCCAGCCAGTCGCACCTTCAGTCGCTGTTCGAGCCGCGCCGCCACCAGGTCCGAGCACTCCCGCGCTCGCGACCTGCTCGCCGAGGACGAGCTCCGGGCGGCAGGCTGCGACGAGGCGCAGGAATGCCGGTGCGAGGTGGCGGTCATCGTCCTGTCCCTTGCGCTGCCCGGCCTGGCTGAACGGCTGGCAGGGCGGCGAGCCGGTCCAGACCGGCAGGTCCTCGGCAACGCCCGCTAGGCGCAGCGCGTAGGGCCAGCCGCCGATCCCGGCGAAGAAATGGCATTGCGCGAAGCCGCGCAGGTCGGCGGGCTCCACCTCGAGGATAGAGCGCTCGTCCACATCGCCGGCCGGCAGCAGCCCAGCCGCGATCAACTCCCGCAGCCATGCGCAGGCCGCGGGATCGGCATCGTTGTAGTAGACGGCCATCAGGCGGCGGCATCGGCCTTGTCGCCCAACCGCTCGGCCTTCACCTCGGCGAAGGTCCGGCCCTCTCTATCGAGGATCGCAGCCTTGCCAGTCTCGGCCTGCCAGCGCTCGACGGAGACATCGACATAGGCCGGGCTGATCTCCATCGCGTAGACGCGGCGGCCATTGGCCTCGCCCGCCATGATCTGCGAGCCGGAACCCGAGAAAGGCTCGTAGCAGAGGCCGCCGCGAGCGACGTGCTGGCGCATCGGGATCCCGAACGCATCGAGCGGCTTCGGCGTCGGGTGGTCGGGCCGCTCATCCTTCGCAAAGGACGGCATCTCCCAGGTCGAGGGCAGCGTCTGCTCGGCCACTTTCGGCGGACGGTTCGGACGGCGCCAGCCCATGAAGCAGGGCTCGTGCTTCCACAGGTAGTGCGACCGGGTAAGCACCCCGCGGTCCTTCACCCAGATGATCTGCTGATGGACGAAGGCGCCCGCCTTCTCCCAGCAGGCCTCGAGCATCGCCTGACGGCGCGACGCGTGCCAGCAGTACCAGGCCGCATCCTCGGTGATCGCCTCGGCGACGGCCGCGGCGATGAACCCGTCGTAGAGGTCCGCGCCCTGCGAGCTGTCGTCCCAGGTGACGCCATAGGACTGGCTCCAGTCCTTGTTGCGCGTCGGGTGGTTCGAGCCGTCGTAGTCGACGAGATACGGCGGGTCGGTCGCGAACAGCACCGCGCGCTCGCCGTTCATCAGGCGACGCACGTCGTCATGCGAGGTCGAGTCCCCGCAGAGCAGCCGGTGATCGCCGAGGATCCACAGGTCGCCCGTCCGCGAGGCCGGATTGCGCGGCGGCTCGGGGATGGTCACCGGAGGCACGGAGCCCCCGGCGCCACCTTCTTCTTCACCGCCCCCGTCCGGATCGAACGCCAGAAGCTTGTCCAGCTCGCCGTCCGAAAAGCCGACCAGCGACAGGTCGTAGTCGTCGGCCAGCAGGTCCTGCAGCTCGGCCGAGAGCATCGCCTCGTCCCAAGACCCGAGTTCGGTCAGCTTGTTGTCCGCGATGCGGTACGCCCGCCTCTGTGCCTCGGTCAGGTGGCCGAGCACGATCACCGGCGCCTCGGTCAGCCCGAGCTGCGTCGCCGCCAGCACCCGGCCGTGGCCCGCGATCAGCTCCCCGTCCTCGCCGACGAGGCAGGGCACAGTCCAGCCGAACTCGGCCATGCTGGCGGCGATCTTTGCGACCTGGTCGGGCCCGTGCACCTTCGCGTTCTTCGCGTAGGGCTGCAGGCTCGCAAGCGGCCACATCTCGATCCGCTCGGGGGCGAAGGCGAGGGTCATGAAGGTTCCTGTCGATGGTCGATCGGCATCCGCCGGGTGGACTCCGGCGCGATGGGGTGCACCGGTTTCCGGCTGGACTCCGGCATCCGCTGGGTATCCACCCCGGGCGGCCGGTCAGGTGCATGAATTCACGAGGGTTTCAGGGCGCCGCGGCTGGACGCTGGACTCCGGTGGCTTCCCAAAAATCCGGCCCTGTCGCTGGCGAAATGCCGAGCCAAGCCCGCCAACATACGTTTCGGCCCGAAAAGGAACCGGAAAACAGAGACTTGGCGGCCTGGACCCCCGCTGGACCCCGGAAGCCAGCCCCGGTGTCCACCTCAGAATGAGCGTCGGTTCGCCCGAGCGCACGACCCCGAGTATATCGCCATGGATAGCGCCAGCGGGGCGATCCGTCTCGCCGTCCGGTGTCTCGCAGAAAAATGTCTCAAAGAAGTAATGCCTTGACGGCCTGCCTTGACAAAGAGGCAAGCAAAACAGGTTCGCCAGCGCTTTCTACTGAGCGGCTGGTGGCGGTGGAGGTCCTAAAAATTTCTCTATGGCCTCACCAAGGAGAAGAAAAAGGGAAATATTCCCAGTCACTGAGAATAAAACGATACCCCATATTACAAAGATCCTATCAGAGCTTAAAACCTGCAGGAGAACAACAACGATCAAGAGTGAAATAGCCGTACCTATTAGCCCCCATCTGATCCGGGACGGTCCTGCCACTTGGGTGCAGAGCGCGTATCCTAGCAGTCCCGCCAATAAGGAGGCGGGAACCAAATAGAATGAAAGCGCCTCAGGAAACAGCAGAATACTCTCAAGATAGATGACCAAGAAAAGGCCGCCGAGCGCGCCTCCGATACCCTTAAATGTTTTAATTGTCTCCAGAAACATCGTTTATGACCTCGGCTAATGTTTGCCGCTAGGGAGCCAATCCGTCGAAGAGCGCAGCGGCTAGAAGGGTCTCACCAGATAGAAAAAAAACTGGAACCGTTACAGACTGCACTTCGCCCTCGGTTGGGAACCGTATTGACGCTGTATTATTGCCGTCTTCCGGTGTTTGAAATACGATCACTGCACTAATTGAAAAGTCATCACCCAGCCACGACAGTGCCTCCTCACTGATTACATCCTGTACTGACTGCTCCGACGCCTCTGAGTCAGTTTCCGAAAGAGCCTCAATGATAGATTCAATTTGCTCATCCGAGTATCTTGAGCGGTCGATGCCATATGCAATTCGCACACCGGGCGGGTGCCACGAAATATCAATTGCGACGTCTTTTGAGTCCTGCTGGAGGATTGCCCAAGAGTTTATCTCTAGGACGCGTGGCGCGCATTGCGGCGGTCCAGACAGGAAGGTTAAGAATCGACTGCCAAGCCAGCCACCGTTGTAAGAAGAACTCTCCGTGTCAACAAGCGCAACTACGGAGTGGCTTCCGTCATCATCTTGGATGAAGCCGATAGAGCTGTCGGATTCCTCGAGTTCACCCACTGCGTCTCGTTCCAATATGGCACATTGGTTCACTGCCAATGGGCAGTCTAGCCCGGAACCAAAGCCCGGTGGTGTCCAAGTGAAGATCAAGCCCTTGCTATCGTGTCTGTTGCAAACAACATGGCGCGACAGATCTTGATTGGCCCACCTTACAGATTGACTGGTGGAATGAATGAATTTTGCCATCTCGTTATCATAAGAATCGCCAAAGACTACCTGTTGAGCGAGTGCTGCGCGGTCAAATGCACAAAGGATTACAACTGCCGCAAAAAGCTTTTGGAGCTCCATCCTCACCTCCAGTGGACCCTGCCTAGTGCATGCTAGCGCCTCGCCGGCACCGTGTCACTGTAGAAGGTTAGCCGCGTGCGGCGACACAGACGTAAAATGGTTCTCCCGAACGGTTCGACCTAATGCGAAGTCGATTGACGAACCGCGCTACAGTGATGTCACCTTTCGGACAATGTAGTTCATGTCCCTTCTTCTCGGAGGTTTTCTTCCACTAAGCCGCCAGACGATCATCGCGATGCCGTACTGCCAGCGCCGGTTCGCCGTGGCGCGGCTGATGCCCAACTCCCAGCAGATCGGCTTCCACGGCTTCCGGTTCGCCCGGAGCCAGAGCAGGCGCGCATCAGCGGGGTCGAGCCAGCGCAGCCAGAGCAGAGCATCCTCGGCCTGCGTGATGTCGCGCGGGCTGGGCTTGGGCCGGCGGGTTCGGGGCTCCTGGCCGACCTGATCGGCGAAGCTGTGGAAGTATTCGGGCCAGGCGTTGAAGTAGCCCTGCGGCTTCACCTCAGGCAGCGACCGGAACACGTCGGCGGCGCTCTCGAGCCGGTCCTCGACCATTGTGGGCGTCCAGTCAGCCATTGGCGGCCTCCCGTTCATCCGTCCGTGGCCCATACAGCTTCTCGCCAAGCTGACGGACCAGCTCGCGTTCCGGCCAGGTCAGCCGGTCGTCTTCGACGGAGACCGCGAGCACACCCTCATCGTGCCAGCCATCGCGCTTCACCTGGTCCGGATCCCGGCGCGTGCCGCCATAGCCTTTCGGGTACCATCTCATGTCAGGCCACCGTTCGTCTCGATGGCCCAATGCAGGATGGCGATGGCGTCAGCCTCATTGTCGTCGGCGGGTGAGAACCCTCGTGCTCGGGCCGCGGCGATCATCGCCTTCTTCGGCGCGTTGCCCTTGCCAGTGGCATGGCGTTTGATCGTGCCGACTGGAACGCCCTCGTAGGGAACGCCGCGCAGTTCGGCCCACGAGGTCAGGGTAGCCATCAGCCCGCCGTAAATGTGGGCCGCGTCGGTCCCGGCGTGGCGGCGAACTTCCTCGAACCAGATCGCGGCAATGGGCCCCGACAGCCGGTCGAGTTCAGTCAGCCAGTTGGTGAAACGCAGGTAGCGCATGCCGCCACCGTCGAAGCGTCCGGGGCGAAAGCTGACCGTGCCGCTGGTGATCAGTCCGTCATGGCAGCGGAGCGCCCAGCCGGTCGTGGTGCCGAGGTCGAGGGCGAGGATGCAGGACCGGTTGATCGCACCCGGTTCGGGGTGGATGTCCTGCGCGGGGATCAGTGTGTTCATCGTGAAGGCTCACAAGCTGTGGGCCTTCGGCTTCGGTCACCGCAAGATGTAGCATCCGGCGGTCCTCGGCCAAAGCGAAAATGACGAGGGACGACGCGGCCGGCGAAGATCGACGTGCTGCCCGTCCCGGTCCCAACCTCAGACCGCCTGGTCCCAACCTTCGAGGGGGTTGGGACAGCCCTTTATCGTTTCACTCCAATGGGTTGCCCGGATGTGGTCCCAACCTCGGTGTCCCCAACGGGGGTCCTTCTCTTTTCGTATAGAAAAACATGTTCCCGACCTTTTCCGTTCTCCCACATGAATGTGTAGCAAAAGGTTGGGACCACGGAGTGAGGTTGGGGACACCGTTGTTTTTGAATGGCTTTTCGTGTCCCCAACCCCCTCCGGAGGTTGGGACACGGTTGGGACCATCGGGGAGGTTGGGACACAGCGCGTGCAGCGCCTGGAGACAGCTGAAGGGCAACGAAGGCGTGAAGTGTCCCGGCACTTTAGATCGCAAGAACGACCGTTCGGCGGACCTGACAGCTCGTCAGCCGACGGCGGCTTCCGTCATACGTTGGGTGATGTACTATCACCTTTCACTTGATTGATGCGTTGACGTCTTGGATTGTTGACGTGGACCGTTCAGTCAGTTGGAGAAACTTGCTATGCCATTCACGTTGATAAAGGGCCGTTTCGAACCCTCGTTTGGTCGACCGGACGGAGACTCGCTTCGTTTTGTTCCCGATGATCCTTCTCCCCTCTTTCTACTCCGACGGCGCGGGAAGCCACCAAAGGTCAATATGAATAACGGGAGTATTCAACTACGATATGAAGCCATAGATACAATGGAAAGCTCAGCGCTTGATCCCTTTTCTTCCGATGCGACCGCCGCCAACCTTGATCTTGCTGGAACGAATGGTGGCACTCAGAGCGCTCGGGGTCATGTTTTTAGTACTCAGTTGGGCCCGCACGGCCGACCGATCGCATTCGTCTTTGCGGGTGACACAACGCTTCAGGATGGTGCGAATGTCTTTCTGAGTGCTGATGACATCATGGAGAGCATTAATGTCCAGCAGTTGGAAAACGGGCACGCGTATCCGCTCTTTTACGACACGCTGTTCGACGACCTGCGAGAACGCTGCATAGAGGTTTCGAACAAGGCCAAGGTCGGCGGCATGGGTGTCTGGTCCGCAGATCGTTCGACACTCGGCGCTGACTGGACCGGCCACCCGGACAGCATGGCACCGATTTTCCCCAAGCTTTGGCGGCGGATCGACGCGTTTGTAAGGGACGATACGTTCTTCGATCCCGATAGGCCTTTCGCCAACTTGAAGGAATGGATCGAACACGAAAAGGAAGAGCGGGTGAGTATACCCAGTCAAGGCGTCTTCACCGGCTTCGACAATGTTATCGAAAAGGGAGACAATACGGTCAAGATGACCGTCGAGCCTCACGAATTGGTTGTAATATCCAGTTGATATGCTGAATGTTGCCGTGCCATGTCTGAGCAAGAACAGATACTATTGAACCGCGAACGCAACGCGCTCGAGCGCGAGAGACTTGCGGACGAGCGTCGACAGGCGGTCGAGGAAGAACTTAGATCGCTTCGATCCAAACGAACATTGAATTGGGCCGTATTTGGACCGATCCTGGTAGCCGTGATTGGCGCGACTGCATCCGTCCTAGCCACCGCCGTGTCGCAATACTATCAGTCGAAAAATGCTCGCCTCACAGCCGAGCAAGGGCTTGAGGTCGAAAGAGCATCCGGTGAGGCTGAATTGCGCGCGCAGCGTGAAGCAGCGCAGCAGGCGCTGATTCTCCAATCAGTCACTGCAGAGCCGAGCCGAGCAGACGCAAACCTTCGATTCTTGGTCGCGTCGGGCCTCATCGATACATACGCCGCCGATATCGAAGCGGCACTTCAGAGAGGAGAACGACTCTCGATCCCCACAGAGTCGCAGGAAGTATGCGGAGCACCAGGTTGCTTCGTTCCGCCAGTCGTGTTGTATCCGGGCAATCGCGAGCCGGATCGAATTTTTGGAAATTATGACGGCGACGAAGGCGTGAGCCATGCCGATGACAATGCTAGGCAATTTTGTATAGAGAAAGGCTACGAGCGCGCGGTTGATTTCGATGTTTCATGCTCAGGAGAGGACGAAAGCTCCTATCTTTCGTTTTTCGAAACGGCCGAGAAATGGGGATTTATTGGCACAGGATCAGCGAATAGTTATTGCTATCCGCTGATTGAGTGGGTGCGCTGCCGATAACTGCGAACACCGCGTAAATATCTGCCTTGATTGAAGTGCTGTAGTCAGAATCACTAGCAAAATCATTGCATGCATCGGCTTCACGACTTTGCTCAACAGAACTTTGTTCACGTTCAGTGTCATGGCCGCAATCGGTCGTTTGCCATCGTCTCTTGTGGCGACTGAGGATGACCTTTGCGATACCGCCACTCGCGCGACGCCTCGCGCCCGCCCTCGTCGCGCCGCCGGTACCGCTCCCAGCCGTTCGCCTTGAGGTAGGCCGAGACGCGCATCTGGTCGCCGCGGGTCCAGCGGGCAGGTTCTAGCCCGATCGCCTCCTCAAGGATCTCGCCGACCGATACGTCGCCCAGCGGCTCGGGGCGCGGCACGCTTTCGGTGCGGGAATTGCCGTAATCGGGGAAGCCGTCGGAGACGGTCCGGATTTCGTGCGTCAGCCAGTGTTCGATTAGGTCGTCCCAGGCGTCGGACTGGTAGCGGCGGTCCTGTTCCTCGCGGGCTTCTGCCAGCAGCGCCGGGTCGTCGATCCACCAGATCGCGCCGGCGCGGAAACGGTGGACGGCTTCTGCCCAGAGCTGGTGCCGGTCGCGCGCGAGCGCCGCGATGTCGATCGTCCCACAGCGGAGGGGCCAGAAGCGGCGGTTGCCGGTCTCGTCGCGCAGATAGGTGTCGGGGTTCACGGTGCCAGCGAAGACGCACTGGCGCGGCACCTCGACAGTATAGCGACCGTAGGGCGGGCGGAAGCGGTCGGTCGTGCGGGTCAGGAACGCCTTGATCCGAGAGACCTCAGCGCGACCGATGGCGTCGAGTTCGGCGATCTCCAGGATCCAGACGCCCTGCATGTGCAGCGCGGCGTCCTTGGACCCAAGCTCCGGCAGCTCGTCGGTGAACCATTCCTCGCCGGCCAGCACCTTGATCGCGGTGGATTTGCGCGCGCCCTGCGGCCCCTCGAGGATCAGCATGTGGTCGGCTTTCACGCCGGGACGGTAGATGCGGGCGACGGCCGAGATCAGCCAGAGCGCGCCGATGGTGTGGTTGAACGCCGAGGGTTCCGCGCCGAGATAGGCGCTGGTCCAGGTCTCGATCCGGGGCGTCCCGTCCCATGTCAGGGTATCGAGCCAGTCGCGGACTGGGTGTATGCGCAGCTCGCGGGCGACGGCGCCGACTGCGCGGCTGACGACCACCGGCGCCACGTTGATGCCGCGCAGCTGCAGCCATTCCGCGGTGCGAATGTCGTCGGCGTCCTCCCAGGGACGCGGGAGGGAGGCGGTTCCGGCGTCCCACGGCAACGGCTGGCGCACGACGATCTCCTGTCCGAATTCGTCGAAGGCGAGCACACCGGCGAAGGCCGGATCTGAGGTCAGGGCGACGATGACGTTGGCCTCGTTGCGCTCGGGCGCGCCGGCGAGGTCGAGCCGCAGGCGCCTGAACCAGGCGGGTTTCGGGATCGGCGCGTGCGGGTCGCCGGTGGCGTTCATACGGCGGCGGAGCTCGGCCAGCTGCTGAGTCAGGACCGACATGCCGATGCCGGTCGTGGATTTGATCCGCGCGATGACCTGCCGCTCGGGCAGCGGGTCGAGCTTTGCCAGCGCGATGCGCCCAAGCAGCGTGGACAGCGCTTCGAACTCAGGTGGATTGGTCAGTGCCTCGGCCGCGGCGATCAGCGTCGCGGGATCGTCGGCGGAGGCGACGATGGGCGTGACCGCGTCCGGTTCTTCGGCCTGCGGTTCAGCTGCCGTACCTGCTTGGCGCTCGTAATCCTTGGCGCCTGCACCACGCTGCAGGTCGTCGTTGAAGTCGTCGCCATGCAGCGGGGCAACGATCTCGTTTGGGATGTCGGCGCGGTTCAGGCGGTCCGAGAGCGTCGCGGCCGCCTGGCGGCCGGCGTCTCCGGCATCTGCATAGATGGTGACGCGGCGGGCGCCCTCGGGCCACTGGAACCGCGCCAGACCGTCGGCCGACAGCGCCGCCCAGACCGGTGTGCCGAATAGCACGCGGGCAGCGAGCGCCGTCTCGATCCCCTCGGCGATGCCGATGTGGCCGTCCGCGGGCATCGGGAACAGCCGGACGACGGCATCCTTCACGCTGCCGAGCATCTTCTTGCCGGGAGGCGCCTTCGCGCTGCCGTCATCGAGCAGGAAGGTGCGGTGGATGCCCGGCGCGTGCTCCCCGCTCGGCAGCCGCAGGATCGCGATCAGGCCGGGCCAGCCGCGGCAGCTGTCGAAGTCCGGAAGATCGGGATGGAACAGAAGGTCGGGCGATCCGGGATCCGAAAGCCTGCGAGCGCGCAGATAAGTCTCGCCAGGCGTACCCGCGATCGGCACGGCCCCGTGGACCAGCCGCGCGATCTCGGCCGAGTGGTCGGGACGTGTGCGTATGGGCGACTTCGGCGCGGACCGCGGCGCCGGATGGTCCATCCCTGCGAGCCGCGCCGCCTCGTCGAAGAGCGACCCGTCACAAAGACCGGTCGCCTGCGCGATCAGGTCGATCGGACCGGCCCGCTCGCCGGTGGCGTAGTCGAAGCCCCAGCCGGCATAGGGACCGTCGAGATGGATCGTGCACGAGCCCTCCTTTCGCGGCGGGCGCCCGGAGAGGTCTGCGCAGCGCAAGGATCGACGGTCCCGCGCAAGCCGGGCCTCGGGGAAGAGACCAGGCAGCCAGTCGGCGGCCGTGCAGGCCAGCCGCTCCTTCACCGCCGCCAGATCGTGCCGGGTCTTCGGGACCGCGATGTCGTTGAGGTCGATCATCGCGCCCCTCAGGCCAGCAGCACGAGACCGCGTTCGGCCCGGGTGATCGCCGTGTAGAGCCAGCGACGCCGATCAATCTCGTTGCGGCCCAGCCCGTCGTCCCAGACGATCACGTTCTCCCACTGCGAGCCCTGCGCCTTGTGCGCGGTGATCGCCCAGCCGAAGGTCGCCTCGGTCAGCAGACGCTTCTCCTTGTAGTCGCGGTCGTGGCGCTTGTCGTCGTAGGCGACGTGGTCCTCGAAATGCCCCTTGTAGATGCGCAGCCGGCCCGGACGCCCGTCCTGATAGGGCTCGCCGATGTGGCGCCCGTCCTCGTCATGGACGACGGCCGAGAAAAAGAGGCTGCCCTCGTCGACGATGTTCTCGAGCGTCACGAACATCCCGTTGATCAGCCCCAGATCGTTCTGGTTCTTCAGGCAGATGATCTTCTCGGCCGGCCCCGTGGGCAGCCAGGTCCCGCCGAGACCGGCCGCCGCACGCATGGCGTTGTTGATCTGCAGCCGCGTGGCGTTCAGCCCGCATATCAGCTGGCCGCCGCGCAGGGCCTGTTCCGGCGTGATGTCGCCCTTGCGGAGCTTGGCGACATGATCGTCGTAGACGCCGAAGCCGATGGGCCGACCCTCGCGGGCCATGGTGGCGAGACGGATGATCGCGCTCTCGGCCGCCTGGCGGTGGATCTCGGTCAGCATCACGTCCGGTTCGTCGCGGGTGAAGGCGCCTTCGCCCCGGATCGGCGGCAGCTGGCCGGGATCGCCGAGCACGAGGATCGGCTTGCCGAAGCTCATCAGATCGCGCGCCATCTCCTCGCCGACCATCGACACCTCGTCGAGCACGATCAGCCGGGCGTCTGCCGCGTCGCTCTGCGGGTTAAGCGCGAAGCGCGGATGCTTCATGGCCGAGAGCCCCTGGCGCATCGCCTCGATCGCGGCATCGGCCGTGGTGCGCGCGAACCCGGTGAGACGGAGGGCGTCGCGTTCGGCCAGCGCGATCTTTCGGGCGGCCTCCTCGATCTCCTCCTCGGTCGACTCGATCACCGAATAGATCAGGCTGTGGATGGTGCGCGCGGGCGTGCCCTTGCGGGTCAGGACCAGCGCGGCCTTGCCGGTGAAGGTGGCGGTGACGACGCCGGGCACGCAGCGGCCGTCCTTCGCGCTGCGGTGGGGCGAGAGCCCGAGTTCGTCGAGCGCAAACTTCAGCACGGTGGTCTTGCCGGACCCGGCATAGCCGAAGAGGCGGAATACCTGCTGCTGCTCGGTCCGGGTCTCGAACCACTCCTTGATCTCGCGGATCGCGGCGGCCTGCGTGGCGGATGGGGTGAACTCGGTCATGGCTGGGGTATCTCCACTGCGTAGTCCTTGACGATCCCGCCGCGGGTCGGATCGCCCACCTCGCACTGCCGGACGAAGACCCGGCGCCCGTCGGCGAGCTGCCGCCAGTGACCGCGGCGAATGTGCCAGCGTGGGCTGGCGTGACTGCCACCCTGCGGCGGTGTCGCCGCCCGCAGGCGCGCCGGATCGATGGCGACCTGGCGCCAGACCCAACCGCGCACGCCCTCGCGGGCCAGACGGGACCGTTTCGCGAGCGACACCTTGCGGTCGCGGATTTCAGGCGAGGCGCCGAGGATGGTCAGCGCGCGCCAGACGATGCCGGCGGCGACTTCGCCGTGACCGCGGACCGTCTCGTCGCTCCGCTCGGCCGGGTTGCCCTCGATCTCCGCCTTGCCGTCCGGATGCATCCAGATCCGCACCAGGCAATCCGTCCAGCCGCGCGGCGCCCGCTTGCGCATGAGGAACGTGGCCTCGACGATGTCGCCGTCGGCGCGGGCGCAGACGATCAGGCCCGAGGGAGACGCGCGCTGCTCGCGGACCTCGAAGATCACGGAGGGATGCGGCAGCCGAAGCGGACCGGTAAAGACCCGGGTCATCGCGCGGTCGACGATGTCGGCATCGAAGGCGGCCTGATCGCCGAAGAAATAGATCGGCGCGAACTCCGCCGCTGCAAGAAGGTCGGAGCACCAGAACCGCTCACGATGCGCGCGCACGATCCGCTTGAGCTCATAAGCGTCGGGGATCATCGCCGCTCTCCCCAGCACCGACCCGCCCAGGCACAGGGCGCGTGCCACTTGCCGCCTGCCATGCCGCCCCGGCAGAGGACTGCGGTGGGCTCGGCCGCCGCGCGCGGCAACCAATCCCCGGCCTCGGAGGCCCGCACCACGGCGACGGCGCGATCCGACATCTCCTGCGCGAGATGCGCATCGAACGGCACAAGCTCGGCGTGCAGCTCCATCGTGTCGCGGTTCACCGCGGTGAAAAGCGCCGGGGCCGGCAGCTCCATGTAGGCCTGATAGAGTGCGATCTGGGCAGCATAGACCGGCCGCGCGAGGCTGACGCCGCGCTTGACCACGTCCTTCCAGCTGGCCGCCCCGAGCGCCTTGTTCTCCCAGAGCGCGGGATAGTCCATCGCGACTGGGCCGGAGACGAGGCAGCCGTCGATGTGACCCTTGAAGCGGCCGCCGAGGGCCTCAAACCCGAACTGGCGTCCATCGGGTCGCTCGGTGCGCAGGTCGAACCCGGCGATCCGGAACCAGCCTGCGACGATGTCCTCGGCCCGGTGGCCCGCCTCGAAGATGCGCAGCGTGCGTGGCGCGAACTCCTGTCCTTCGTCCTTGGGCACCGCGAGGAAGTCGTACTGGATCTGGCGCAGGCAGTCGCGGCCGAGACCCGAGGAACTGACATAGGTGCGCGGACGCTCTGCGCGGTTGCGCGAGGACAGCGCCGTGTCGATGGCCGCGGACACCGCTTCCGCGATGGGCGGGCGCGGCGCGTCGGCGCCGTAGAGGAAGCCCGAGCCATGGTTCAGGTCGATCATCGCTCGCGCTCCCAGAACCCGCCGGCCTGCGCGATGCAGGTCAGCTTGTGGAACTGCGCGTCCGTCAGCCGGGCGCTGTCGCCGAACCGCGCCAGCTTCTCTCGGAGGCTGTCGCAGAACTCGATCTCGAAGTCGGTGACGGCGTTCTCGGTGGCCGCCTCGAGCAGGTGCGACCAGCTGCAGGACGCGGTGTCGTCGTTCAGGTCGATCATCGCACGCCCCCTCAGAACGGAATGGGGTCATCCAGGACCGTGCCGGTGCGCTCCTTGCGCGCGGCCTGGTCCTGCATGCTGTCGATGTAGCCGGCGACGGCCGCCTCGATGAGGCGGTCGATGTCCTCGGCGCTGCGGTGGAAGACGGGCTCCATGAGCCCGAGGTCGGTGAGCGCTTCGGCGAAGGGCGTCCGCGCATCGCGGATCGCACGGGCCTCGCGCGCGGTCTTGTCGATCATGCCGTTGTTCCTTTGGGCGATGGCGCTGCCCGCGTCCTGACAGCGGCGCGAGCAGAAGCGGTGATAGGGATGGCGATCCCAGCGGAGGCCGTGGCAGTAGCCGAAGCCGCGCGCCTCGCGGGCGCAGACGGCGCAGAGCGCTACCCGAGCAAGAAGGTCGCGATCGGGTCCTCGGGCGGCCAGCCCGCCCTCTGGAGCTTTTCGGACTGGAGCACGATCCAGCGGGAGATCGCGTTGCTGGCCATGGCTTCGAGGTCGGCGAGGCCGAGGCTTGCGATGGGCGCGTGCAGTCTTCCTCGGGCCTCGAGCCATCGTCCGATCTCCAGCGCCGCTTCGCGCGTCACATGCGCCTGCCATTAATCCGGGGTCATCGGCCCGGCAGGATCGCGCCGGGCCTCGGGCAGCGGCGAAGGCCGGCCAGACCTCCGCCGGCGTGCTGCCGACCGCGCCTCAGCCATTGAGCCAGGCGGGCATGCCGGTCGCAGGCGCTCCGCCCGGCGCGGACGGCGGAGATGCGGGCGATTGCTGGGCGGGCGACTGCTGCGTGGGCTGCTGCGGAGCCGGCGCCTGCGTGCCCCAGGCCTGAGCCGCGGACGGCGCTTGCGGCTGCGCCCCCCATGCCGGCGTGGGCGCCTGCCAGCCCGGCGCCGGCGCGCTCGCGGCCTTGCGCGGCGGGGCGTTGACGGGCTCCGGGGGCACGGTTTCGCCGCGCATGATCGGTGCGTGCCGCGGCTCGTTGGGCAGAACGACGTTCGCGATCCGGTTCTGGTCGCGGTATTGCGGGTTTGAGGCGGGCTCCACCATGATCCGAGCGGCGAAGACGATGCCGTCGAGATGCTTGAGCCCGGGCAGCACGCGCTTGGCCTTGGCGTCGGGGCTCTCGTCTCTGGGATCGAGCCCGAGAGCGCTGTCGACCATCGCCCGAAAGGTGGATTTCGAGATCTTCCAGCCGATCGACTGGCCCTTCTCGTCGACCTTGCCGCCCGCGACGGTGAAACTCTGCCAGAACTTCCGCCGGGCATGCGGCCCCTCGAGGATTGTGAACTCGCAGTCCAGCATCTTCGCGTCGCTCGATTGCGAGGCCTTCAGGAGCTTCGCGTCCATCGGGGTGGCGCCGTCGACGCCACCGGGGCGCACGGTCAGGCGGACCTTGGCGAAGGTGCCGTCGGGGATCAGCTCGCCGATGGGGGCCATCTGCGGCTGTGCGTCGTTGAGATCGTAGCTCATGGGTCTGTCCTTTGCGTCTGGATCAGGAAGGGGTGGCGGTGTGGGCGGGGGCGCGGCCGTCGATCTTCGCGATCAGCGCGCCGAGATCGGGCGCCTCGGTCACATCGAGCCGGCCGGAGCGGTCCTTGGCGGGAAGGCCCCAGGGGTTGCCGGAGCGGCAGACGAGCCGGCGCTCGGCGGAGGTCTCGTCGAGGGTCCAGTCGCCCTTGGCGTCGCGGCCGAAGAGCTGCATGGAGACGACCTGATCAACGATGCCCGGCAACTCGCGGCCGGCCTTCGTGCCCTCCATCTGCGGCTGCCAGGTCGTCGCGCCGAACTCGTCGGTGACCTTCTCGAGCACGCCCACGAAGATCACCGTCTTGCCGCGGGCGTGCTGGAGATGCTTCAGGGCCTGGATCACCTCGCGGCCGAGAAGTCCGTAGGCGCCGCGGACATCGGGCTTGCCGGTCCGCTCGGAGAAGGCCTCGGGCTGCTGGCGGGAATAGGCCATGGCCTGCCGCGTCAGGTCGGTGATCGAGTCGACGAAGACGATCCGCTTCCTGGCGAGGAACTCCTCGATGCCGGTGCCGAGATACTGCTGCTGCAGCCAGGCGTGATACTCGGCGCCGTACCAGGACTTCGGATGCTGGGCCGGATCGTGCCCGCCGATCAGCACGGCGAGGTCGCGGAAATCGGTGAAGCTGCGCACCGGGATCGAGTCCCCGCGCCAGTCCTGCACCGATTTCATGCCGGCCTCGAGGTCGAGACAGACGGTGTCATCGGCGGGCAGCGATTTCAGGAGCGTCGTCTTGCCGACGCCGGGCGGGCCGAAGATGGCGAGGGACGTCTTGTTCTCGGCGGCCGAGAGCCGTTCGTCGGCGGTGATGATGCGGAAGGCCATGGGGTTCTCCGGGGTGTGAATTAGGGGGGCGCGGCGGCGGGGGTGACCAGGTGCCGAAGGGGAACCTGCCCGGCGTTGCCGACCGGGCGTCCCGCCGCCGCGCGTCACCGGTCTCGAGCCTCGAGCCGGAAGACGGGTTTGCCGGTGGTCTCGCTGCGTGCGTCCGCGAAACCCTCGCGCATCGCCGCGGGCCAGGCGCCGAAGCGCCGCTCGGGCACGCGATAGGCGATCTCGAGATACTCGGTCGGATCGTCGCCTGCGGCGCGGATGCGCTCGGCCATGGCGGCGAGCCGGTCCTGGTCCCACGTGACCTTCTTCGGCAAGTCGGCGACGATCACGACGCCCTCGTCCTCGACCCGCACGGTGCCGCTGGTCTTGCCCTGAGCGGCCCGTTCCGCCGCGGCTGCGGCCTCGTAGCGCTGCGCGATCCCGGCTTCGAGCCGGTCCCGCAGCCGCTTCACGCGGGCGGTCTCGGCGAGCGCCGTCGTCTGCAGATCCAGCAGCATCTCGGGCGGCAGCGCCGCGATGTCGCCGAGGGCGAGACGTTCGAGATCGTCGAAGCGAGGGGCATTGTCGGGGTGCGGCATGGCGGGGTCTCCGTTGGAAGGGAATGGCTGGGCCATCACGCGGCGCGCTCTTCGAGGAGCAGCGCCGAGAGCGAGGCGTTGGCGGCCTTGGGTCTCGGGCGGGCGACGGCGATGTAGGCGAAGCGATCCGGGCCCACGCGCTCCTGCACGAGGTGAACGAGGCCCTTCTCGAAGGCGCCCAGTGCGGCCTGACCGAGGTCGGCGAGCTGGCGGCGCTCAGCCTCCGGCAGGGTCGAGATCACCGGCGTGACGTCGATCCCGAGGAAACCGCGGTGATACTCGAGCCGGGCGCCGGCTTCGGCCTGCGCGATCCAGGCGTAGAGTTCGACATCGCTGAGCTTCGGCGTCGCCACGCGGGCGCCGATCGGAGTGGCGGCGACCATCAGCATACCCGTGCGGCCCGCGCGGGATCCGCGGTCAGCCGACGGGGCGAATGACCGACGCGCGCGACGGCCTCGCTGATCTTCAGGGCGCGCTGAAGCTGGCTCTGCTCGAAGGCTTCGATGTCGGCGAGCCGGTAGAGCACGCGTCCGCCGAGCTTGAGGAAGGCCGGCCCCTGGCCGGTGTAGCGCCAGCGTTCCAGCGTCCGGTGGGAGATCCCCCAGCGCCGGGCCAGCTCCTTCTGGTTCAGGCAATGCCTCTGCAGCATCGGTGTCTCCTCTCGTTGTCGAGGAGACCATGCGAAATTCCGCTGTGGGATGTCGTCAGGATCGGCGGGGGATGCGGAGGGGGATCAGTCGGCCCTTGTGGGACTGGCGTTTGGCCGCTGGCGGGGCGCCGTCATCCCCCACCATCCCTCACTCGTCCCCCTCCCGATCCCACAGGGGAGCGGGCGGAAGGGGCTCGGTCAGTCGAGATTCAGACGGTAGCCGCCACGCCGGTCGGAGCGGATCAGATGCCGCCAGTCCTTCTGCGACTTGAAGACGTCGGCCATGCGCAGGCTCTTCGAGCCGGCACGCGACAGGATCGCCTTGCCGTTCTGCCAGGGCGCGCCGGCCTGCGCCGCCTCGTGCAGCGCGCGCACGACTTCCGCCTGGATCGGGCCGAGCTTGAACCGGCATCCGTTGCAGCGAACCTCGAGATAGTCGGCCGAGTGGATGAAGGTCGCCTCCTCCATCGGCTGCCCGCCCGGCGAGAACCCGGTCTCGATCTCGAAACGGTCGCGCTCATCGCGCCTTAGCAGCAGGTCGCCGATCACGACGAGGACGGGCTTCGCATCGCCCCACGTTGTCGCGTAGTCGGCCTTCGGCGTCCGAAAGCTCTCGAGATGGACTTCGCCACACCGGAAAAGCTGGAACACATCACGGGCGTGGAGATCGAGGAGGCCGCTGTGGTAGCTCTGCTCCCACGGCACCCTGTAGGTCTCGCCTCGATCATCCTCCTCGATGTCGCCGAACTCCATGGGCACGCCGAAGACGCGGACCGACAGGCGCAGCTTGTCGTTCTCCGCGAGGTAGATCAGGTCGGCCTCAATGATCTGCCACCGCTCGAGGATCTCGGGGAGCGTGAAGTACGATTTGTCGATATGCATTCACTGCCCTCCACACCGATTCCCGTGCAAGATGTTTACCTTCTGTTCTTATTCGCTTGACGGGCTCCGATCAATCCGATTTTATCCTATTTCATCCACAGTTGGGTGGGGATGACATGACCGAGCACCACACGCTTTCCGACCGTCTCAGGGCCCGGGCCAACCAGCTTGGCATCAGTCCCGCCCACGTCGCCGAGATGGCCGGCGTGAACCGCTCCTTCGTCTATGACATTCTCCGCGGGCGCTCGACCCGCCCCGGCATCGACAAGCTGGCGGAGGTCGCGCGCGTCCTGAAGGTCGATCGCGACTGGCTGATCCACGGGATCGGCGATGTCGAAGGCACGCCCCCCTTCGTCGAGAACCCGGACGAGACCTTCGTGTCCATCGCGCATGCCAGCCCCCGCCCGTCGATGGGCGGCGGTGCGGTCGTGGAGGACCATGGCGACACCGCCGGCCGCGCCTATCACTTCCGCCGCTCCTGGATCCGCAGCAGCCTGAAGGCCAGCCCGTCACAGCTGCGCATCATGCATGTCGAGGGGGACAGCATGGCGCCGACGCTGCTCGACGGCGACACGGTCCTCGTGGACATGACGCGCCGCGCCCCGAACCCGCCGGGCATCTTCGTTCTCGACGACGGCATGGGGCTCGTGGCCAAGCGGCTCGAGCACATCGCCAACAGCGATCCGCCAGCGGTTCGCGTGATCTCCGACAACAAGCACTATCCCGAATACGAAAGAACGGCGGACGAGATTCATATCGTCGGCCGCATCCGCTGGTTCGCGCGGGAGATCTGAGCATGGCCCACGTCATCATCCGGGGCGGAAACGGTCGCCGTCACGAAGTGGACTTCGAGGACGCCGACATCACCGTGGAGCTGCATGCCGGCGAGGATCACGTGGAACTGGTCATCGAGGCGCCCCATGATGAGGCACCATCGGACAAAAAGCGCTTCGCGCTGGTCAGCATCCCGCGGCATCTGCTGAGCAAGGCCATGGCGGATCTGGCGCGCAAGGATCGGCGGCCATGATCACCGTCTGGGAGATCGACGACGCCGATCCCGCGCTGGCGCACTCTCCCATGGTCCGGGGCCTCGAGAAGACCTTCGCCTGGATCGGCGAGCATGGCGGCATCCCCCTGACGCCGTCCAAGGCATTCAAGCGGGTGTTCGTGCAGTGGGCAGCTTCCGAGTTCGACTGGCCCGGCCACACAGAGGCGGACCTCTTCGCCGTGAACAAGGTGCTGAACGAGTGGGACTTCCCGCCGCTCATGGTTCTGCACGACCTGATGATCGCGACGAAGCTCGGCCGGCACTACAAGGGGCATTTCCGGCTGACCAAGGCTGGCCAGGCGCTGGTCGGCCACCCCGGCCAGGTTTTCGGCACCGTCATTCCCTTCTTCCTCTTCCGTGTCGACCACGCCGCCTCGTCGCGCTTCGACGACGAGCCCATACTCAACAACTGGGACATCTTCCTGAACGTGCTCAACGTCGAAACCGAAGATGGAGCGACCGGCGCGGAGCTGCGGCGCGTTTTCTATGGCGAGCCGGAATCCGGCTTCGACGCCATGATGAGCGGCCTCTACGTCCAGGTGCTCCGACCGCTCTGCTGGGCCGGCCTTCTGGAGAAGCAGGACGGCGCCAGCCGGTACCGCTCCGAGGATGCGGTGTTCTTCAAGACACCGCTATGGCGATCGGCGCTGCGCCTCGACACCGACGCTGAGGTGACGCCCGCGACCCGCCACTGAGACACCGCCACTTCCCACTCGGTGCGCAGGTTTACGCACAACTCCTACAAGTCATTGATTCCGATTGTTTTTCGGAGTCACGCGGATAGCGTTTCCCCCATGCGAAACGCGCCGACATATCCGCGGCTGGGCTCGAACCCGTTGCCGCCCGACCAGATGACTCCAGCAGAGCGCCGCGCCGAGCTTTGCGGCTTGCTTGCGCTCGGGTTGATCCGGCTGCGGCTGCGCGAGCGCGGCGAAGCTTCTGACGTTACTGGAGAAATTCACCTACACTCTCCGGCCGACCAATGCCGTCATGCAACTCCAACTCACCGGAGAACTGCATGACGACCCACGATCCCATCCCCGCGCGCCTGGCCGCGCTGAAGGCCGCGACGACGCCGGAGCTGAAGGCGCAGTGGCGCGACCTGTTCGACAGCGAGCCGCCGCCGTTCAACCGCCGCTACCTTGAGAGTCGGCTGGCGTACCGCATCCAGGAACTCGCCTATGGCGGGCTGAAAGCCGAGACGGTCCGGCGGCTGGAACGGCTGGGTGAGGAACTGGACGGCGGGGACCGCAAGAAGAGCCGCGTCCGCGCCGACACCATGCCCATCGCCGGGACGCGGCTGATCCGTGAGTGGCAAGGCGTCGAGCACGTCGTCACCGTCACTGCAGATGGCTTCGAATGGCAGGGGCGACCCTACAGGTCGCTCTCCGCCATCGCCCGCGCCATTACCGGCACGCGTTGGAACGGCTGGGTCTTCTTTGGGTTAAAGCGCGGTGGCCGCAGGCCAGCGGAGGCTCCAGTGGAGCGTCCGCAGCGCTGTACGCACGATGCGCAAGCATCGGGCCGGGAGAAGAACCGGAGGGTGAGCGGCGGTGGCCGCGGGCCAGCGGAGGCTCCAGTGGAGCGTCCGCAGCCGCCAACGCCCGGAGCGCAAGCGGAGGGCCAGACATGACCAAGCCCATCGTCCGGAAGCAGCGCTGCGCGATCTACACCCGGAAATCCTCCGAGGAAGGGCTGGAGCAGGAGTTCAACTCGCTCCACGCCCAGCGGGAGGCGTGCGAGGCGTTCATCGCCAGCCAGCGCTCCGAGGGATGGGTGCTGGTCCGCGATCAGTACGACGACGGCGGCATCTCCGGCGGCACGCTGGATCGCCCCGGCCTGCAGCGGCTGCTGGAGGACATCGAGGACGGGCTGGTCGACGTGGTCGTGGTCTACAAGATCGACCGGCTCAGCCGCTCGCTGGCCGATTTCGCCAAGCTGGTGGAGGTGTTCGACCGGAACGGCGTGACCTTCGTCTCGGTGACGCAGTCGTTCAACACCACCACCTCAATGGGGCGGCTGACGCTGAACATCCTGCTCTCGTTCGCGCAATTCGAGCGCGAGGTCACCGCCGAGCGCATCCGCGACAAGGTCGCCGCCAGTCGGAAGAAAGGGATGTGGATGGGCGGGGTGCCGCCTTTCGGCTACCGTGTAGAGAACCGTAAGCTGTTGGTCGACGAGGAAGCCGCCGCGCATGTTCGCTGGATCTTCGCCCGCTTCCTCGAGACTGGATCTGGGACGGAACTGGCCCGCGAGGTCGCCAAGCGCGGCATCCGCACGCCAAGGGGCAACCGGATCGACAAGAAGTACCTGTATCGGATGCTGAACAACCGCGCCTATATCGGCGAGGCAGTCCACAAGGGCGAAAGCTACCCCGGCGAGCATGACGCGATCATCGACGGCGAAACTTGGGACAGGGTTCACGTCATCCTTCAGGAAAGCCCCCGCAAGCGCGCCGCACGCGCACGCGCCGAGACGCCGGCGTTGCTGAAGGGGCTGCTTTTCGGGCCCGATGGTGCCGCGTTCTCGCCGACGCACACCCGCAAACGCGACCGACTCTACCGCTACTACGTAAGTCAGACGGTGCTGAAACACGGGGCCGGATCCTGCCCGGTCGGCCGTGTGCCGGCGGGCGAAATCGAGGCCGCGGTCATCGACCAGCTTCGCGCCGTCTTCCGACAGCCCGAGATCGTGGCGGGCACGTGGAAGGCCACGCGCACCCATGACAGCGACATCACCGAGGCCGACGCCCGCACGGCCCTGCAGCAACTCGATCCACTGTGGGACGAACTCTTCCCCGCCGAGCACGCACGCATCGTGGCTTTGCTGGTAGAGCGCGTAGACATCGGCGCGGACGGCCTCAATGTGCGCCTCCGCGTCGACGGGCTCGGCGGCCTCGCGCGCGAGATGCTGGCCGGCGGCATCGGAGAAGCCGCATGAATCGCGGCGCTCCGATCCCCGACATCGTGACACTCCACGCGCCGTTCCGCGTCGTGAAGCGCGGTGGGCGGAAGGAGATGCGGCTGCCGGACAGCGCTACGCAACCGCGGCGGACCGACAACACGCTCGTCAAGGCGATGGCCCGCGCGTTCCGCTGGAAGCGCATGCTGGAGTCGGGCGAGTTCGCAACCATCGCCGAACTGGCCGAGCGCGAGGGGATCGCGCCCTCCTACATGACCCGCGTCCTCCGACTCATGCTGCTCGCGCCCGACATCGTCGAGGCGATCCTGGACGGGAAGCAGGGGCCTGAGGTGACGCTGAGAAAGGTGCTTGAGCCGTTTCCGTTGGAGTGGAGCAGACAAGAAGCACATTTCAGCATTGCGCGCCGGTAACGGCGTGGAGTGTTTGGTCCATCCGGACTTTGCTGAAAACGGAACCCTTGGCCGGATCTTGGTGTCGATGCCGTTGAAGCAGCCGCAGTGAAGCGGCGACAGTACCGCCGCGACAAGGCTCCAACCTCTTGCTCGATATCGGCCGAACAATTCGTCGGGCGTCACAGAGGCTGACGCTGTCGTCCCGATCCGCTCGCACATAGCCGCAACATTTCACGTATGTTGGCGCTATGTTGCAACATAAGCGTTCTGTTGCTATATACACGACATGAAGGATAAGAGAGAGAGCTTCGTGAGGTTGGCGGAGGGGCGTGTGAACCGAGCCCTCAAGGACATCCGGCTGATTGGCAACCTCTCGAATCGGTCTGCGTACAGCTACTCCGACGAAGACGTGAAGAAGATCTTCAGGGCACTGCAGCGGGAGCTCGAGCTTGCTCGATCGCGCTTCGGCGACGGCGAAAGCAGCGGTTCAAGCGATTTCAGGCTGTAGATGCAGCCGTTTCAAGGAATGCGATAGAAGGAGTTCCTGTAAGGATGGTTGAACCAGTTCTGAGATTCCTGACCAACGAGGCGGGCGAGAAGGAGGGGCTTGGCGACGCCGGAATCGAGACGTTCCGTGATGCGCCTTATGCCAGCTGCGCTCGAGAAGCCGGGCAGAACAGTCGCGACGCGGCGACGGGCCTGCCCGAGCACCCTGTCAGGATGTCCTTCAATGTATTGAAACTCGACCCCTCGAGCTTTCCGTCCCATGACCTGCTCGGCGATACGATCGCTGCTTGCCGCGCAGAGGCCGAACAGGATCGCGAGAAGGAGTTCTTCTCCAATGCCTCCGAGGTGATTGGTGCGAGTTCCATACCCGTGCTCGAGATAACCGATCACAATACGACAGGCCTTGTTGGTCCGCCCGACAAGGACGGAACCCCCTTCCATTCACTCGTCAAGGCCTCGGGAGTGACGGCAAAGGATGCCGCTGACTCCGGCGGCTCTTTCGGGATCGGAAAGAACGCCTCCTTCGCCGTCTCGGACCTGCAGACCGTTTTCTACGCAACAACATACAAGGACGGAGACGTGGAAGCCTTCGCTGCTCAGGGCAAGGTGAAGCTGGTTTCTCACGCTGCGCCCGACGGCACGAAACACAGGGCAACCGGCTATTGGGGTGACCCGGATGGCTTTCGCGCCGTGACGGATCCCGCCTTGGTGCCGGACTGGATGAAGCGCACCGAGACCGGAACCTCAATATTCTGCATGGGCTTCCGGGCCGCTGAAGACTGGGCGGAGCGCATGACCTATTCGCTCGTCTCGAATTTCTTCTGCGCCGTCCATCGCGAAGAGATGGTGTTCGAAGTTGACGATGGCAGAATCAATATCAACCGAAACACGCTCGAGAGCCTTTTCTCGAGACAGGACATAATCGATGCAGCGGAGCGCACAGGTCACCAAGCCGATCTGACCTTCGCGGCACAGCTCTACCGTTGTCTCGTTTCAGACAGTGCGGAAGAGAGGATTCTGACGATCCCGAAGCTTGGGCAGATGCGCGTCAGAGTGCTGATCGAAGAGGGAATGCCCTGCCGCGTGGGCTTCATACGAAACGGAATGCTGATCACGGACAACCTTCGACACTTTGGGCACCCTCTACAGCAATTCCGCGGTTCGCGCGACTTCGTGGTTGTGGTGGAACCGGAGGATAAAGGCTCCGGCGTGTTGTTGAAGAAACTTGAGAATCCGGCACATGATGGCTTCTCGGCGGAGCGGCTCCCTGACGCCTCAAAACGTGATGAAGCGGCCAAGGCCATGAGACGCCTTGGCAAGGAGCTCCGGGACATCATCAAGGCCACGACCGGCGTCAAGCACGAGGGTTCCGTCGTCCTCGACGAACTGGGTCGTTTCTTCTCGGAGACCGGCAAGACCGACAAACCCGACGATCCGAATGCAGAACATGACCCCGAACGGTACACCTACGAGTCCAAGCGACGGAAATCGAAGTCTCGAAAAGCACCCAGCCCTGCTGGAGGCGAACGAGGCGGTCAAAGCCAGACCGGGACGGGTTCTGGCGGTAAAGGAGGTGGTAGCGGCTCCGGAACCGGTCGCGGCACGGGCGGCCGCGGCACTGCAGGAGATCGAGAGCCGGTTGTTCTCCGCGAGGTACGCAACCTAATCCGTTCAGACGGCTCAGGAGCAGCCACATCCCGTGAATTGCACTTCACGCCGGAAGCCTCGGGACCGATCGAATTGATGGTCCAGGCCACGGGTGTGAACGCACCCGAGGGCCTCAACGTAACGGCGGCGGACGCGGGCACTCCCGGTTCTGGCGTGCTTACTGTTGACGTGAAAGACGGCGAACGGTGCAAGGTCACCGTTTCTTTCGATGAACCATACGATGGCCCGATCGAATTGATCGCCGTAAGCCGCGCGGCAGTCGAGGAAACGTCGGCATGAGGTTCTCGGAAGAAACGCGCTATCCGCATCCGGTCCTTGCGCACGACACAGGGGATTTCACCGCCGGTGAATTCGATATGGCCTTTACCCTGAGCGAAGACATCGCTACGGGGGCGCTTTCCATTCAGCACGAAACCACCCTGACGGAAGACGGGATCCGGCAACTTATCGAGACCGGAAAGGCGTCGGTGGGCTGCTTCGTCCGCTGCGCGGACACGTATCATACTGAACTTCGTACATTAGCGTGGCCCTCTGGCCGCACCGACTTCGCAGCCGGAGTTCTGCTGAACAGGGTATCGTTGCGACCTATCGTCTGGTTGAACGAAAAGTTGGCTGGCTGGGACCCGGGGACCATTCACCCGGAGTTCTCGCCGCCGGTTGATCTCGGAAATGGGGATATCATCGCGATCGGGGAGGAGCACATCATCTCGGTCGGACAGGCGAAGCTTGCTCCCATTGAAAGCATCTTCGCACTGGACCGATCGACGGGTATTCCGGAAGGGATGTTGAAAGTTCAGCTGGACCTAGACCGCATCACCATTCTCGCAGGAGAGAAGACGCACGAGACGATCATGCTCTTGCGCGAGCAGAAGGCCGGAAAGCCTGTGGTCATGAACTCTGTCTATCTTCCGGCAGTGATGGAAGTCCTTGATGCGCTGCGAAGCGAAGGAGAGCAATACGAGCCATATCGCTGGCATGCTCCTTTCACGGCCCGCTGCGACGCGCGCGGCGTTGATCCAAAGACGGATACTTCAATACTCGAGAGCGCTCAGAAACTCCTCGACGGCCCGGCAAGCGGACTGGCGCAGCTGGTAGCGGAGGCAGACAGATGACGGTATCGCCGCTCAAATATCTCTCGGAAAAGAAGCTTTCCGAGCTCAAGGAGAGCATCGTCGCCAACCGCGACCGGTATGAGGCAGGAGACTTCCTTGATCTCGAGCATGATAACGGCTGGGCAGTCGAGACCAGCACGGTTCAGGTTGATCATGACCTGCTGGCGACGCTCGATGGTACAGCGAGGACGGCAGCTGCCGACATCGACAACTCCCTGATCCTGTTCCGGGCCCTTCAAGGGATGACGCCTGCTCTCGCGCGGGAGGAGCGTGTCTGGGCCAGACTGGCGCACATCGAATGCCTTGGCTATTCGCGGGACAGGTGGCTTTCAGGGAACATCGGTGAGCAGCTCGACGGCCAGGTCCGAATCCACATGTTCGCTCCCGGACTTACCGCGATCCGCGACGACAATGCATTATCCCGTCTCTGGTGGAACATGCACATCGCGAGCATCGCAGATCCGGATGATCCCGAGGGTGCGCTGCGACTAATCCTGAAGACCGCGGACATTCGGAGCAACTTCGTCGAACGCACGAACACCGCCGCTCGGAAGCCTCTTGCCAGAGCCGTCGTCCGAGCAATGCGACGGGAGCCATGGATCACGTCAAGCGAGAGAGCCTTCAGGGAATTCATGATCGCTCTCAATCGAGACGGCGGAGGGATCCTGTTCGAGGCTCTCTCTGACGACGAGGCCGACGCACTCATGGACACCTGTGCCTCTCGAGCTCAGGCTCACATGGCGAAAAATGCTGCCTGATGCTTCAACTCTTGGCCTCGTTTTGCTCGAGAAGTTCAAGCTCTGAGGCACCCGGAACCGGCTTCAAGGTAGAAGCATCGTCGTCGAGATCGTTTTCTTCCCCGATTTCAGGCACCAGAACCTCATGTAGCAACGCCGCGATATGGCGCGCGAGGAACGGCGGCACGGCATTCCCGACTTGCACATATTGCTGAGTGCGATTGCCAAGGAAGACGTAGTCATCCGGAAATGTCTGAAGACGGGCGGCTTCCCTGACAGTCAGGCTGCGACATTGGACCGGGTCGGGGTGTATGAAGTAGTGGCCATCCTTGGAGATGTGGCTGGTCACGGTGCTCGAAGGCTGCCCGGCAACCTGGACGCGGAACCGGTCATTGAAGACGCCGGTGTGCCAGTTGCGGTGGTCCGGGCTGATGGCTGAGGGAAAGTCTGCGGCCTTGGGGCTGTAACCGTGCACTGAGCCAAACACCGACGCGAAAAGATAGCGGCCAAGGTCTGACTTCATGTGCCCTCGAGTCGCGTGCTGGGCAACTGCACGCAGCTCGAGCCGTTCAATCCAATTCAGCAGTTCGTCGTTTGAGTGACCATACTGGTCTGGCAGAGCCGACGAATCCCGGGGGCTGGGCATCTCCGCCTCCAGCCGTTCAATCAAGGAGGCAAACGCTTCATGAAGTCGAACGTCGTCTTTTCCCTTCGTGAGCTCTGCAAGCAACTCGGCTGCTTGGACCACCTCTTGTCGCCAAACCGTAACGTCGTCTCCGCCGCGGCTAATTCCACTGCGCAATGCCGGTAGAGTCAGGATGGTACTGCCGACGGTCCTGACGTTACGAGGCACGTCCACTTCGGCTCGAGCAGCCCGATCTGCAAGGTCGGAACGGATCCCGATGATGATCACTCGATGCCGTTTCTGGGGAATGCCAAACTCTTCCGCACGGACGATGAAATCCGATGGTCGCATGGCCTCCCGCAAGCTGGCCCTGCCATCCTGGATAAGGATGGCGCGTATCTCGTACTTATGGCCGTGGCCCGTCCCAAGCGAGGAGAGGTCTTCCATCAGCATCTCGAACACGAGGCGGCTTTCGACCGTCGAGGAGAGCATGCCCTTGACGTTCTCCATGACGAACGCGGCAGGACGAAGTTCATCAAGCACCCGAATGTACTCGCGAAACAGGTAGTGCCGCTCATCCTGCTCAGGCACGTAGCCGACCTTGCCCCTCGAACGCGCCCGACCGACGAGGGAATAGGCCTGACAGGGCGGCCCGCCGATCAGGATCGTATCGTCGTAACTGGCCTTGAGGCTGTCGATGGCGGCGTCAATTGCGTCCGCGGCTGTCTCGGTTCCGAGTTCGAGGGCACGCGCTTCCTCGATAGCGAGTCGCCACGCGTCGGCGTCAACTTCTGACCAGTCCGGTTCGGGAGCGTGTCCTGCATGGAAATCAATGAACTGCACCGGTAAGGCGCCGTGCCGCGACCGATACTCACGCAGGAATGCACGCAGCGTCAGTGTCCGGTGAGCCGAGGCCTCCTTCTCTACCGAAATGCCGATCCGGAACGGCGAGTGGCCGTCCGCGACGAAGGACGCAAATCCCTCGCCAAGTCCGCCTGGACCGGCGAACAGATCAACGATGCCGAAAGTGGAAGGCAAATCAGGCTCCTGACGATCTTCAGTCAGTCGGTGTATACCAAGATCAGGGACGAAAACCAGGATGCAAGTGACAGATATTGTGGATCAGCAGACCCGATCCCGCATGATGGCAGGGATCAAGGGAAAGAACACGAAGCCTGAGCTGGCGCTTCGGCGGGCTCTGCACGCACGCGGGTTCCGCTACCGGCTCCACTCGAAGAACGTCCGCGGTAGGCCCGACCTCGTCCTCCCGAAGCACCGCGCGGCCATCTTTGTGCACGGGTGTTTCTGGCATCGGCATGAGGGATGCCGTTACGCTACCACTCCCGCGACGCGCGTCGCGTTCTGGCAGGCAAAGTTCGACGCGAACGTTGCGCGAGACAGCACGGTTCGGGACGCGCTGCTTGCGGCGGGCTGGTGCGTAGCGACGATCTGGGAGTGTGCCCTTCGAAAACCGGAGAAGGTCGCGGCAGCGGCCGACCAACTTTCGACATGGTTGCTCTCCGAAACGGAGACGCTCGAGCTCGGCGAGCGCGAGGTCTCGTCACCTACAGGAGAAGGCGAAGATGTCAGCTCGTGCAGCTGATTAATTCAGCCCGGCAGGGTATAATGCACCGGTTGAATGTTCGATCTGAGTGTCTTCTTGCGCACGCCACTGGCGTCGAAGTGTTTAGCCGGGAGCCTCGCAAAGCCATTTGATTTCAGAGGCTTGCGACCTATTCACCAGATCCGCGCAGTCATGAGGTCCAGAGAATATCGGCCCTGAGAGACCGCTTCCGGGCCACCTGGCATCAGGGCCAGTGTTCAGCCCCACCCGCATAACCCTCGAAAACAACGAGAAAATCCGGCCGCGGCCGGATCGGGAGAACGCTTTCGCAGGGTCAAGTGGCGGAGAGACAGGGATTCGAACCCTGGATACGGTCTCCCGTATACACACTTTCCAGGCGTGCGCCTTCGACCACTCGGCCACCTCTCCGCTGAGGTCAGGTGATAGACAAAAGCGGCGGGCAGATTCAAGGGGTGATT